ACCACCTGTTGCTTTATCATGATCTGAGTAGGTCGCAGCGATGGCAATTTCGCATGCGGCCTTACCGTCAAGATCGATCTCGTCGCTAACCTCAAGAATAGTTCCGCCGGTAGTTAGGGTGACGGCTTCGACGCCACACTGTGTCCACGAACCCCAATTATAACCTGTTTCAGCCATAACTTGTCCCTTTTAGACAGCATTCTCAAAGCTGCCACGCTATGCCTTTATTCTGTTAAACCATGATTTATCTACGTGCTCATACCAATGTAAACGCAAAGATATGTGAACGGCACTAAAAGTTTCAATGGCTACGACGTACTTCGTATTCGGCTTCATATATCCGCGTCTCCCTAACGACTCGCTTGAAAGTCCGCTGAATTTATCCGTCACACCAATCCACGCCTGTTTAATCGTTGTCGCTCCATCGGTTGTTCCTCCTGAAACATCCCTGTGTACGAGAACGGTTGCGGAAGCGGGGGTTCCTACGCGATTTCTGTTGATTACGGGCAACAGCGTTGTTCCCGTTCGATCTGCTCCTTCAGTTACGTTAATAGAATGTTCTCCGGTACACAAAGTTTCAAAGAGCATACGAGCGTATACGTTGGAATCCGGCGTAGTAATCATCCATTTCTGGGTGGTAGTATCAACGGTCAGAACGTCGTCTACTTTGAAAGACTCTCCTTGCCCAAGTTTATATTGCTCGTATAGGATTGTAACTATAGCGCCCGTCGTTGGATCAACCATTTCAGTTGTCTCCCATCAACTTGCCGTTTTCGTCTCTCGCCCACACATTCAACTTCGATTTCCCAAAGCCTCTAGCTATAATTTTTGGAGGTATCGGTCCACCCTCTCTGGTGGTGTATCCTGCTTTATGCGAGCGAATATTCAACTCTTGCAAATAATCTGCATAAGGCATACCCCGTAATTCGGGATTTATTATGTCCATTGTTCTTGGGTCTTCTTTCATAACATATTGGTGGTTGGTTGGTTTAGGCCCAACCACCTGAAGCCTAGGTGGTCAATTTTCCCGGCTCAACCACCAAAGCCGTCAAGGAGGGGAACCAGACGTAGTGCGATGAACGATAAATCCGGCATACTGATGAGCGTCGGTTTCACCCCACGTATGGTCGGTGCTTTGGTGTATGCTTCCGTCATCGTGAAAAACTACAGTGCGATCATTGTCACCTTCGCCGATGCCTGTAACACCTGGAGTAACCCACAGCACGCCCCATGTTTGAATCCAGCCGTTGTACCCAGCGGGCATGGGGGCAGCGGGGACACCGACAACGGAACACACCAAGCTTCCTCCCGCATTCACATACGTGTAAGGATTCGGTGTAATCTCGATCATCGTCGTTGCTGCAATATTGGCAGTGATGGGACCATCAAGAGTAATGGTAATGGTGTCTCCGCTGCTGCCGACTTCGTGTGCGACGATTCGATATTGCTGCACGGGATCCAGGGAGGCAAGAGCTACTCTTGCACCAACCATGTTGTATGCAGTACCGAACCATGTTGCCGCTCCGGAAGTTGAGTCCAACAAAATGTCCAAAGTAGTGTCGCCAGCTGTTCTAGCGTTGACGACGCCACCAGTCACGCCCAGATATCCGGGATCATGCCCATTCTTGCAACCCATGCCGGGTCGCACAAGGTATATGCCACCTTCGACGGATTCATCAGCAGGATGAGCATACCTGAAAACGTCGCCGTCCCACGTTACCCGTCTTGTTCCGAACAGACAATTCTGCTCAGTCGATACTGAACGCAACCCCTGCAACGAAGATTGGCCGGGCATCAAACCACCGTAAATTATGTCGTTTGTAATGCCGTGAGCCATCGCTTCCTGCAAAGGTCGGCCAATCATCTGTCCGATATCCCGATCCAATGTTGCCAAATTCTGTCTACTCATTTTATTTGCTCCTTACTCTTTGTAGCTGCGATCAGCTAGCGTCATCATCTTGAAGAACCTTGACCAGTTCAGCTTTCTTGAGCCTAGTGGTTGCAAGGCCCCGTTCTTGCGCTATTTCACGAAGGTCTGAAACAGTCAGACTATCATAATCGATGACATCTTCTTCGTCGTCGTCTTCTTTGATGTCTTTAATTTCTTCTTCGTTTCCGGCTTCGTCCTTAGCTTCGTCTTCATCGTTTTCAGATTCAGGATTCAATAGCGGTGCAGATACGGGAGGCTGTGAAACAGGCAAATCTTCACCTCGGTCAGTCACGTGTACTTGCGGATAAGAAGCAAGCACTTTTGCCAATTCTGGATCACTCGTGGCTCGTACTCTGTCGCGCTCAATAAAGACGTATGAACCTTTGCCATCTTCCAAATTTCGTGATGGACCATAGTTGCGAATTAAAAATCGCTCTGCCATTTTAACCTCCATATTTCAGATTGAATTAAGCAGTCGTCAGCCTTTCCAGCAACACGCATGCATTGACGTTTTCAATCGCATTGTCTGCTCGAATGCTGTAGAACCAGTAAGTGGCTTCATCGGCTGCAACTCGTTGAGCTTCTATCTTGATGGATCGCTGAATACCGATGATCAGATTCCCTTTTGGAGTCAGCAAACAGTCACCATAAGAACCTCCACCGAGAACGGCCTGCGCATCGTCGGACATCGTTACCGACATCGTCGGGCAAGACACGATCGGAACCGTTCCGTACTGAAGCGGATTCTTGCCGAGAATTGCACTATCGCCTAGGATTGTCGATCTGGCAGCCAACGCCGTGACATAGTCCTGCGTAATTTGATCTGAATTGAAAAATCTCAGATTGTTCATGCCAACCTTTTTGTATTTGGAAGGCAAGCGTTTCAGCATTTGACCATACTTGAATTCCCAATTGTATGGTGCAGATGTGTTCTGTTCTGCGATTTTTCCGGGTAAGGCACAATCGTAAGCATGGCATCTCCATACCGCCGTACCATCGACCACGGTCTCTCCCAATACGGTTGGCCACGTCGGATGCGCCGCACCTGTCGTTCCGGCAGTAATGCAAACGTAGACAAAACCGTTAGGCGTGTCGGGTTCGCATATTACTCCCTGTGCAACGGCGGAACTGGCTCCCGGCGTAGTTGCCCAATCGTCGTGATCCAAGGCCGTAATCAATGTCGCTCTTCCAGAAACGGAGTTGTAGTGCGTCGTCAAATACGATCCGGAAGCACCCTGGCTGTTGATGATGCGGTATCGAAAACCGTCGAACAATCCACGTGCATCGGTTGCTGCAAATCCGCCAATGCTGCCGGTGTCGCCGATCCAGAAAATTTCTTCGAGTTCGTTGGCAATCCTGGCCGTGACCATTCGCATCACGTGATCTGCAAAAGCATTACCTTCAATGTTGTCTTCCAGGTCGTCGTCGTAAATAGCAACGCAACCTCGTAACTTTTTGCTGGTCAACGGAATTTTCTGATCGGTCAAAGTTTTCAGGTAATCACTGGAACTGAACGTCGAACCGGGATACAAAAAGCGGTCGTCACCAAGACCCAGTGCTCGAACGTTCTTGGTTTCTTTTTGCATCTTGACATATCGAACGCTGTCTTTCATGATGGATTCATCAACAATGTAATCGATGAATTGATCAGCTTCTTCCGCTTCAAGAGTGATGGTGGGCAAGCTGATCATTTTCATGAAAGACTTTTTGTCTTTAGGCATCAATAGCTGTTTATTTGTAAACATCTCTAACTCCTTATTAAATTTCTCTGTTGCAACGAACTTTACTCAGCTGCCAGAAGACTCGGCCAATACCCAATCGGACGGCCTTGTTTGTCTTTCTGAACTTCTTTTTTGTTTGAAACCTCGTCGTCTTGTTCGAGACTTTTCTTGGTGGACGTCGGCTGCTTTTCGAGAGCTTCAAGTCGCTTGGAAACTGCAGAAACCGCTTCGGTAATCTTGGTCAGTTGATCCGAAGTTTCTTTCTTCTCCAGCTTGTCGACGATCCCCGCTACTGCCTTGTTTAGGTTGTCGACCGTTTTTTGAAGCTCAGGCGAACCGTCCTGACTCTTTTCGATTTTGCCGGTTTTTTCCGGCAACAGACCTTCCAAGGCTTTCGCAGTTTCGACCACGGTCTGAATTTTGGCAAGGGAATCATCAGGAAACTCGGTATTCCCTTTTTCCACGACTTCGTGCTCGTATCCTTGACTTGCATGAACGGCAAGCACACCAATAGCATTGGCAAGGTCGGTCGGAAATTCTTCTTTGTATTCATTGATAGTCGTCAACGATTTTGTAAGCTCTGTTATGGTTGCATCGTTGAGTTCGGCTTTCTCAAACGTTCCGTCTTTATTCTTGTCGCCAAGAAATTTCACCAACAACTCTTTCAATTTGGAATTCATGGAATTTTCTCCTTTTGTGAGACAATAAGTTTCGGCCCGTTGAAAACCGTCAGCTGCTTCGGCAAGAACGGAGTAGGAAGCACTTACGCCAGCGTCTTGGTTACTACCTTCCCAAAAACTGAAGTTGAAGCTTTGCAACTTTTCAAGTTTAGCTCCGTTCACCTCTATTGCTGTGCCGCCAATAGTACCGTCACTTTGTATCCCTATGTTGATTGTTTTTCCTGCCTTTGTCATGGAACCTTTCATTGGCGTTCCACACTCCGGACATTCAATTTCTGCACACGGTGTTGATTCGCCTTTGCCAAGTTTGCTGTGCAAATCACTGTATCCACAGTTTGGGCATACGCAGTATTTTGCACCACCGTCAGCTTGAGCAGATCCGCCAGCACCACGGCCTGCACCACGTGCCTTAAACAACAAGAAAGATCGCTTG